ACAACAAGACAATGACACGAGCAGAACAACAACGACACAGAAAACTTGAGAACAATTTGAAATACGGACGAGGCATATTTCAAGAACACTGGGACGAGTTTGTTGAACTCAGAAAGAAGTTTCTGATCAGCAAGAATGAAGACCCAGAAAACTGGACGATCAACTCGCGTTTCTTAGAACGAAAGTGAGAGATTGTCAATCAGACGATCTCTTGTTTTTGTTGTTAGCGTCAGCACTGAAAAAGTGCTGACGCTTTTTTTGTGTTGATAGTTAACTTTGAACAAGAATTTCATTGAACGACAAAACGCGTGGCAGAAAATCAATCTCTCATCTCTCGTGTGCTGGGTGCATTCAGATCGAATCCAAACAGACCATCGACTTCACTTTCGAATCCAGCTGAGTGGCTGTTTCAAGGGAACGAAAGCAAAACAGGCATTCAGATCACTGAAACAACAGCAATGCAACTCTCAGCAGTTTTCGCCGCAGTTCGCGTGATCTCTGAGACGATCGCATCATTGCCGTGGGACGTTAAAACTACACAGAACGACATCGTCAGAGACGCAAAAGATCATCCGATCAACAAACTGATTCACGAGCCGAACGGAATGATGACGGACTTCACACTGCGCGAAGTGTGTCAAGCGCATCTTTGTCTTCACGGAAATGCCTTCATCGCGATCAAGCGCGACGCATCTGGACAAGCTGTGCGATTGATCCCAGTCCACCCAGATCGCGTTCAAGTGAAAGTCTATGAAGAAGCGAAGTTCTACACGATCGACAAGAAAGAGACTTTTGACGATAGCGAAATGATTCACATCGTCGGTCTCAGCTTTGACGGCATCGTTGGAAAGTCCGTCATCGAATCGGCGCGTGAGAGCATTGGTCTTGGACTTGCCGCTGATCAATTTGGCGCATCGTTCTTCGGCAACGGCGCAAATGTCAGCGCAGTTCTTACACACCCAGGTCGAATGTCTGACGAAGCGTACAAGCGTTTGATCAGATCATGGACTCAGAGAAATTCTGGTCTCGACAACTCACACAAGACTGCGATCTTGGAAGAAGGCATGAAAGTTGAAAAGATGTCGATCAGTCCACAAGAATCTCAGTTCATCGCAACTCGTCAGTTCAGCGTCGTTGACATCGCACGATTCTTCAGAATCCCACTCGCATATCTCGGCAGTATTGAGAACTCATCAACTCGCGCAAACATCGAAGAACAAGGCATTCAATTTCAACGGAACACAATACTTCCTTGGGTTAAACGCTGGGAATCAGAACTGAACAGAAAGCTCTTCATGAACTCTGAATACTACATCAGATTCAACATGGAAGGTCTACTTCGAGGCGACATCAAATCTCGATACGAAGCTTACACGAAGGGACGTCAATGGGGCTGGATCAGTGCAAACGATGTGAGAAGATTTGAGAATCTTGCGCCGATCGAAGGCGGTGATGCATATCTTCAACCACTAAACATGACAGAAGTCGGATCAACTCAACAGCAAGATGACGTTCAGTGATTACCCAGAAGCGGCGACGAACAACGCCAAACGCGCTCTTGAGCATCGCGAGAAGCATGACACAAAGTGCGGAACTGCTGTGGGCTGGCAAAGAGCCAATCAACTCGCAAAGCGCGAAGCGTTATCTGAAGACACCGTGATCAGAACTTTCTCTTTCTTGAGTCGTGCGAAAGTGTACGATCAAGGCAAGTATTTTGACGAAGATCAAAAAGAGATCTGTGGTTCGATCATGTACGATGCTTGGGGTGGCGACGCAATGCTCAGATGGGCAAAAAGCACAATCGAAAAAATGGAAGACAAGAAAGAAAGACATATCAAATCAGTGATTGAAACTGACGAAGAGATCGTGATCACATTTGGAAAAGGCGAAATGTCTGAAAACGCACCAGAAGACTCTGGTGAAGATTACGAGAGAGCAGAAGCAGATGAACTCAGCGTCGGTGACTTCGTTCGTTGGAACAGCTCTGGCGGGTCGGCACACGGTCGTATCATTAAGATCGAGCGCAACGGACAAATCGAAGCTGATTCTGGTTTTGTAGTGAACGGAACTGAAGACAACCCTGCCGCTCTGATCAGAGTGTACAGATTCGACTCTGAGATTGACGCATACGTTGAGAGAAAACCAGCTTTGAATGTAGCTCACAGATTCAGCACTCTTGAGAAGTTTGATGCTGAAGTGAGAAAGTCATCAGTCATTCGTGAAGAGCGTGAGTTCAGAATGGAACATGTCGAGCATGAAGGCAGAAAGATTCGTGGATACGCCGCCGTCTACGGCTCAGACTCTGAGTGGATGGGTGGCTTCTACGAGCAAATCGAAGCGGGTGCATTTGACGACGTTCTTGACAATGACGTTCGTGCTTACTTTAATCACGACGAGAATCTGATCTTGGGTCGAGTATCGTCTGGAACTCTTCGAATATCAACTGACAAAAAGGGCTTGTTCTACGAGGTAGATCTACCCAACACAACATACGCGAACGACTTGATTGAACTCATGCAAAGAGGCGACATCAATCAAAGCTCATTCGCTTTCTTGATCGATCGTGATCGCTGGGAAGAACGCGACGGAAAAACGTATCGAATCATCGAAAAAGTATCACGTTTACTTGACGTGTCACCTGTCGCTCAGCCGGCTTATCCGGAAGCGACAAGTGAACTCATTGAGCGCGATCTGAAGCAAGACTCTGAAGAGCAAGTTGAAGCTGTCACTTCTGAACAAGAAGTCCCAGTTGAAGCTGAAACTGAAGATCACACTTCTGAACTTTATTTGTATAAATTGAAAACTCTAAAATTCTAAAAGATGAAGAACATCGAATTGCGTGGAAAACGCGCAGAATTGATCAAGCAGGCAACCGAAATTGTTGACGGTGCCCACGCTGAAGGACGTTCACTCTCTGCTGAAGAGAAAGTGAAGTTCGACAAAATGGAAGCTGATGCACAAGCAATCATGTCAGAGATTGACGTGATCGAGCGCACGGCTGAAATGAAAAAAGAATTGGCTGCAAAGAGCGAAGCTCGTGAGGCGGCGCCGAAAGCAACTCGCATGGGTGCGTTCGAAAAGTATCTTCGCAACGGCATGGGTGCGTTGAACTCTGAAGAGCGCAAGATCATGGGTGAGCTACGCGGGACAAGTACCCAGGTCGTAGGCACTGACTCGCTTGGGGGCTTTATTGTACCACAAGACTTCAGCAACGAACTTGACATGGCAGTGGAATTCACTGGCGAAGTTGAGCGTCTTGCGAAGAAATTGAACACAGCCGGTGGCGCGTTGTTAGACTACCCAACGGTGAATGACACAGCTACTGACGCCAACTTGATCAGCGAGGCGGCGGCTGTAACGGTTCAAGACGTAACATTTGCGAACAAGCAGTTGAGTGCTTACAACTACGCGTCACAAGTTCGTGTGTCAATGCAGTTGCTACAAGACAACGCATTCGACTTGAACGGTTTCTTGGTTGAAGCTATGGGAGAGCGTATCGCACGAGCTACGAACAGCGCGTTCACAAACGGAACTGGTTCGTCTCAACCTCAAGGCATCATCGCCGGCTCTGTTGCTGGCAACACGGCCGCTGGTGCAACGGCAATCACCGCTGACGACATCTTGGACTTGATCTACTCAGTTGATCCAGCTTACCGCAACAAAGAATCTTTCGGTTTGATGGCTCACAACAACGTGATCGCGGCCGTTCGTGCTTTGGGTCTTGGCTCAAGCAACGACTTCCCGATCTTCGTGCCAAGCATGGCGGCAGGTCAACCAGACAAGTTGTTCGGATACAACATCTACTACAATAATGACATGGAGTCAAGCATCGCAACTGGCAAGAAAACAATGTTGGCGGCTGACTTCAGCAAGTTCGTTGTTCGCTCTGCGGGTGGTGTACAGATGGTACGTTTGAACGAAAGGTACATGGACGAACTCGAAGTTGGCTTCGTTGCTTACGCTCGTAAGGACTCAGCAGTTCTCGACTCTCGTGCAGTGAAGCACTTAGTTCAAGCATAAGCATGAAAGTCAGATTTCTCAAATCTGTCTCTGGTAATGGGTTCAGCTTCCGCAAGTTCGCGGAAGCTGAAATCCCATCAGAGATGGCGAAAGATTTCTTGAATGCTGGCTTTTGTGAAGTGATCGCTGAACCGGCGAAGAAACGTGCAAAGAAGGCAGTCAAGAAGACAACGAAAAAGGAAACACGATAAGACATGGCATTTGACATCGTAACTGAAGCAACAACTGAGCCGATCACGCTCGAAGAAGCGAAGAACTTTCTTCGTGTAGATCATGCAGAAGACGACATGTTGATCAGCGCACTGATCACAGCATCTCGTCAGATGTGTGAAGAGTACACACGCAGAATCTTGGTGACGACAACGATCGACGAATACTTCGACAAGTTCCCGAAAAACTCGTGGAACAATTTGTCGAATCTGATCTATCTCTCGAGAGGCCCAGTTGCATCAATCACTTCTGTGAAATACGTCGATGAGATTGGCTCTGAAGTCGCTTTGACTTCTGATCAATTTCTCACTGATGTGATCTCAGAACCAGCACGAGTTCAATCGACAGCTGGGTGGTTCGCGGCCGCTGGCGTAGTGAATCAAGTGATCGTCAGATACGTTGTTGGAACAGATGTCTCAGCGATCCCTCGTCCGTTGATTCAAGGCATGATGTTGGTTATCTCTGATCTGTACGATCAAAGATCTGACTCAGTTCGTCGTTTGCCGACTGCAAGTGAATATCTGTGGAATCCATATAGAATCTTCACATTCTAATGATCAAACAATCTGGACAACTCGACAGAAGAATCACGATCAAGACGTTCACGACTTCGACTGATGACTTCGGTCAGATCAACAAATCTTTCTCAACACTTGCGTCTGTATGGGCGAAAGTAGTTGAAAGATCAGGTTCTGAAAAAGAAGTCTCTGATCAGATCGTTGCTGTCAAAAAAGTTGATTTCTTCATTCGACACAGATCAGATCTGAACGAACAGATGCGCGTTGAGTATAACGGAAAGACGTACACGATCGAAGCGATCATCAACGCTGACTCTCGTGATTCTTTTCAACGAATCGAAACAAGACTGACGGACTGATGGGAATGAACACGTTCATGCGTATCAGCGCACAGAAAGGACCGACGAGTACGAAGAACAGCATCGGCTTTGATGAAGACACTCTCATGAAAGAATTTGAGAGAGCATTCAAAGAGTTGAAGCTCGTGAAAGATTCAGTCTCGACAAAAGACATCAGACGCATTCAGAGACAATCTCTGAAGCCAATGGTGAAGAAGTTCAGAGACGCAATCAAAGACGAGCAAGATGTGACCGTGTACAGAAACGGCGGCATATATGCTGAGATCCCAAAAGGGACTTTGAAGAAGTCGATTGGAATCATCACGTCACCTGTCAGAAAGAAACAGACTTTCTCTCAGCTCTCAGTTGGGGCAAGAGTGAAAGGCAAGTTCTCAGACCCTGAGAAGGGTGGTTGGTTTGCTCACTTTGTTGAGTACGGGTTCATCAACTCATTTGGTCAATATGTAAAAGGGGGCAACTACGAATTCGCCGAGAAAGCGAAGAAGGGCGGTCTCTCAATGGTTAGAAATACATTCAAGAATCTCATGAGAGCGTTCGTGGATGCAAAAGTGAAAGCATCAATCAAATGATCGGGAAAGTCATCAAAAGCAAATTCGCGTCAGATTCAAATCTGAACACACTTTTCGGTGGTCGAGTTTTCCCATTGATCGGTGCACAAACAACAGCAACGCCATTCGCGATCTATGAGATCGTCGTCAATGATTCACAAAGATCAAAAGACAGCGACTCACACATCGACGAACTAAGCGTCAGAATCACAATCGTGTCAACATCTTATTCTGATACACAGAACGGAGTTTCGTATATTAGAAACGCATTCGTTCGAATGAATCAAACGATTGAGAATGTGAAAGTAAAATCATGCTCATTTGACGGTGAACGTGATTTGTTTAGTGACGACGAGAGAACATTCAGCTCACAAGTTGATCTTGTGTTCAGAGTCTCACTTGATTAGTTTTTGAATAATAAATAAAAAAGAAAGAAAATGCCTGCAACATCTATCATGAACGCGACTGACGTCGTGATTCAAATCTCTGAAGACAGCGGAACATCTTATGACATCATCGGACGCTGTACATCTGCAAGTCTTAGTGTTTCAATGGAAACACGCGACACAACTACTAAAGACTCAGCCGGTTGGTCTGAGAAACTTGAAGGGTTGAAATCTTGGTCATTGAGCGGTGACGGACTCGTGACTTACTCGATCAGTGGCGACTACGATTCACCAGACGCTTTGTTCACTTTGTTAGCGAACAGAACTCTTGTGAAAGTGAAGTTCGGCTCAATGACAACGGGTGAGATCGACTACACTGGCGACGCTTACTTGACAAGCTACGAACAAGAAGGCGGCGTTGAAGACAATGTGACCTACTCGTTCTCCTTCGAGGGCACTTCGACATTGACTCAAGCGTCTGTGGCGTAATTTTTAACACTGAAGAGAGCGTACATCGTGCGCTCTCTTTTTAACAACTACAACAATGGTTCAGATAATTGAAACGAATGAAAGAAAGTATCCAGTCAGATTTGGATTCAACGCACTGCGTGAGTTCTCACAGATGACTGGAATGACGTTGAACGATCTTGAGAAGTTCGGAAACGACATGACACTTGATCACGCGATCACTCTCATGTATTGCGGGTTCAAAGACGGCGCTCGAAAAGAGAAAGTCAAATTCAGATACGATGTCAGCGACATCGCTGATTGGATTGATGAAGATCAAGCGTTGATCGAAAAAGTGTTCGCAGTTTTTGAGTCTCAGTTCAGTTCACCGTCTGACGGAAAAAAGAAGTAGGCCGAAGCGAAGAAAAACCCGCGACTTGGGACGATCTTGAGTCATTTGCGTTCGGTCAAATAAGACTCACACCGGAAGAGTTCTACGACATGACGCCACGAATGTGGCGAAACTGCGTCAATGGATTCAACGAAAGTGAGAACAGAAAAGAACAGACTGAGTGGGAACGAACTCGTTGGCAGACGGCAGTGTTGTTGAACCCTCACACGAAGAAGTCGATCAAAGCAAAAGACTTGATCGTCTTTCCGTGGGAGAAACAAGAGAAACAACACACGATCTGGTCGAAGGGCGAAGTTCTTGAAGCTGTGAACAAAATGAACGAACTGACAAAACAAAAGAATGGCGAGTCTCTCAAGTCTTAATTTTAAGCTGATGGCCAACATCAGCCCTTTCAAGAAGGGGCTGAACAAGGCAGAAAGATCTCTTGATCGTTTCGGTCGCAAAATGCAACAGACCGGAAAGAGCATGTCGATGAAGCTCACTGCGCCACTGGCCGCTTTGGGCGCCGTCTCATTCAATGTCTTCAAGAACTTTGAGTTCGAGATGTCGAAAGTGAAAGCTGTCTCTGGTGCAACTGCTGAAGAGTTCGCGGCTTTAGAACAGAACGCAAAAGATCTGGGTGCATCAACAATGTTCTCAGCGTCTCAAGTTGCAGGTCTTCAGACAGAGTTCGCGAAGCTGGGTTTCTCAGCGAGTGAGATCAACAAAGTCACAGAGTCAACACTGAATCTTGCTCAAGCATCTGGCGCCGATCTTGCTCACGCGGCCGAAGTTGCTGGTTCTACACTGAGAGCTTTCGGTCTTGACGCGTCAGAAACTGGGCGCGTCACAGATGTCATGGCGTCGTCATTCAGCTCGTCAGCTCTTGACATCAATCTCTTTGCAGATTCAATGAAGTTCGTTGCGCCTGTCGCCAAAAGTGCCGGCATGTCGCTCGAACAGACATCTGCAATGTTGGCCGTTCTTGCAAACAACGGCATCAAGGGGTCCCAAGCGGGTACGGCTCTGCGTCGTATCATCTCAGAGATTGGCGCAACTGGCAAGCCAGTCTCTGAAGCTCTTCAAGATCTTGCAAAGCAAGGTCTGAATCTTGCAGATGCGAAAGACGAAGTTGGTCGATCGGCACAATCTGCTCTTCTCGTATTAGCTGAGGGCGTTGATCAGATCGCACCGCTCACACAAGAGTTCGAGAACAGCGCGGGTGCGGCCAAAGAGATGTCAGACATCATGGGCGACACGGCATTTGGCGCGTCGAAACGTCTTGAGTCAGCAATGGAAGGTCTCGGTATTTCTGTCGGTGAGATCGTTGCTGAAGCTGTCGTTCCAATGGTCGAGGGCATTGCAGAACTGGCATCAAAACTAAACAAAGCAAGTCCGTCAACAAAGAGAATGATCGTCGTCATGGCGAGTCTTGCGGCCGCGATTGGCCCAGTTCTATTCATCACGGGCGGAATGATCAGAAACTTCAGAATCTTGAAGATCGCAGTCGTCAGAACTGGAGTCGCAACGAAGGTCGCCGCCGCGGCACAGCGTCTTCTGAATCTTGCAATGGCGGCCAACCCTGTTGGGCTGTTGGTTGCTGGACTCACAGCAGTCGTTGGTGTCTTCATGGCATTAAATAGAGAGCAAGAAGAAGCTGTTGAAAAACAGAGAGAGCTTTCTGATGAAGCGAAAAAAGAGATCGCACAGACGACGATCAGACAACGTCAAGCGAATCAACTGATCAACGCGATCAAAGACGAAAACACTGAGACTGATCAGAAGAAGAGATTGATCAAGAAACTGAATGACGAGTATGGTGATCTATTGCCGAATTTAGTTGATGAAAAAGACAATCTCAAAGATCTGATCAAACTTCAGAATCAGATGAACAACCAGATTGGCGAGAAGATTGCCTTGATGGCGATGCAAGACAAACTCAGTTCAGCAACATCTGATGCCGTTGATGCTCAAAAGAAACTGAACGATGAGATTGAGATCTACGATGATCTATCTGTGAAAGCGAAAGAATCGTTCGGAATTGCTATCACAGACAACGTGTTGAAAGACATGGAGGCCGCTTTGAAAACAGCCACAATGGCTTCTGGTGTGATCAAGAGCATGAGTGGCGATCAGATCATGTTGGCTCGTGAGTTGCTACAAGCAAAAGAAAACATCACAGAATACACTGGTGAAGTCAACACAGCAGTTGATGAAGTTGAGGATCTAAGCAATAAGACTGACAAACTTGCAAATGCATTCTCTTCAAGTTCTCCTTCAATCGCAGACACTGACGACAAAGTTGGTCGCATTGGCGGTACAGCGAAAGACACACGAACTGAATTCGAGAAACTTGGTGATGAGATTCACAAGCAGTTTTTGAGAACTGCTGAACTTCGTGATCTCGCAAAACTTGTGGGAACGACAACGATCACGATTGACGGAATAGATGTGATCGTTCCAAGTGGCTTTCAAGAAGATCTTGAGCTTGAAGAAATTGAAGAAGAATTCGATGACATAGATTTCGAGCCGATTGATCCAGCGAAAATGGACAAGACATCGAACACCGTCAGCAAAGCATTTGTCAAGATGCAAGTCGCGGCGATGGATCTGAACAAGACGATGTCTGACATGATGAAAGGCATGGCGATCGACACGATCGCTGGAATGGCTGACATCGCTGGCGCAATGATGATGGGCGAAGCGTCGATGGCTGACATGCAGAACTTTCTTCTGAGTCAATTCGCGAAGATGCTGAGTCAACTTGGGAAGATGTTCATCGAATACGGGATCGCTCTGAAGGGTTTCAAGATGTCAACACTCACAATGAATCCAGCTCTCGCGATCGCCGCCGGTGCTGGGTTGATCGCGATCAGTGGAATGATCGGCGCACACATGAAGAAGATGGCAGAGGGCAATGACATTCCAGCTCTTGCGAAGGGCGGGATCGTAACTGGACCAACTCTCGCGCTCATTGGCGAAGGTCGTGAATCTGAAGCTGTGATCCCGCTGTCGAAACTCGACGCAATGATGACGGGCGGAAGACAGAGCGTCACCGTTCACGGCCGCATCAGCGGTCAAGACATTCTTCTCAGCTCAGAGAAAGCAACAAGAACACGTTCAAGATATAGAGGTTTCTGATGGGTTTAAGATTATACAGCGAATTCAAATCGAGCAACAACAAGCAGTACAAGATCGAGATCTACGATGACGAATGGACCGTTGCGTCATCTTCGTTCAACGTAACGTCTGAAGGTTTCTCTCTGAATTACACTGGCGAAACTGACGACATCGTCAGCTCGATCGTTGCGTCAGAGTGCGTGATCAACGCATACAACACAGACTCAAATTTCGACACGTTTCTGACGCATCTTCTCGAACATCAAGAAGACAGATTCACGATGAGAATTCTTCTTCATGACGGCAGTTCTTACAACACTTACTGGACAGGAATCATTCTTCAAGATCTGATCACAGATCAAGACGATGTCAAACCGCGTGTCGTTCAAATCACTGCAACAGATGGAATCGGATTTCTTGCCAACGAATTATACGAGCAAAAGATTGATGTCACTCTTGAAGAGTTCATCGAATCTTGTGTCAACGCAATCGGTCTGGGTGATCTGTACGCATCAACGGACCCTTTTTATGCGACGACGCTCAATGTTTGGGACACGAACATGACGTACAGCGCAACAACTGATCCAGCGACTTTGATCAGATTCGATGCTCAAGTCTACACAGAAATCGAAGAAGACGGAACGGTGATCTATTCAAGTTATCTTGAAATACTCAAAGAACTTTGCATCGGTTTCGGTGCGAGATTCTATCAGAAGAATGGCGTCTTTCACTTTGAGCAATACGTCGAGCGAGTTGGTTCATCTCGTAACGTCACGACATATCAATACGACGGCACAAAGATCAGCACAGCATCCGTGTCAGATGATCTCACTTTGAATCAAACGACATCTGGTGGTGCCCGTCTTGCTGGAAATTCTTTCAACTTTTTGCCAGCTCTCAAGAAAGTTCAAATCAGATACAATCAAGAGAGAGCCAGCAATCTTCTCGCGAATCGTCTTGTGTACACGGGCGCAACGCCACGTCAGAACATTGGGTTCGTTCCGAACTCATCGAACGGACGTCTCAGCATGAATCTTCTGTTGACGTATCAGTTGACATTGAACACGACACCACCGAGTGTTGCGCTTGAATTTTATCGTCCGATTTGGCAGATTGAAATCAGAGTTGAAGACATCAACAATCCCGGCACGTTCTACTATCTGAAGAGAGATTGGGTTTCTGGAACGGTAGCTGGTCAGATCTACGGATCAACATCATGGTCAACGACTGCGGCATACTATCACATCGATGCCGGAATTGCAAGAAATGACGTGACTGGTTTGTTCTTGCAAGGCCCTGCGTCTTTAGTTACACCGCCACTGCCAGTTTCTGGTGATGTCGAGATCGACGTGAACTTCTGGCGAGCTGTTGATCAGCAGAATCTACTTCAAACGATTCCGACATACTTCACAGAGACAATCACGATGGAAGCTCGACAAGTGACATTCATCAACGACAACGGATTCGTCGATGAAGTTGAAGTCTTCACTGCAACAAATACAGACACAGACATCAACAGCAATCTCGTGCTTGATCTGGGTGAGTTGAGAGTCAGTGATTCATTTGGTCTTCAAGGTTCGTTCTATATATACAACGGAAGCGCATGGGTCAGATCAACGCTGTGGCGAAGAAACAACTCTGGCTCATTCACTGAACTCTTCAAGCTGTTGACAAAAGAAGTTCTTTCACTGCACAAAGAACCGATCGAGAGATACGATGGCTCAATCATTGCGAACACAGATTTCGGTCAACGTCTCACGTTTGACAGCAAGACATGGATCATGTTGCGCGGTGAGTTCAGTGCAAACACAGACACATGGAGCGGTGAGTGGTTTGTCATCAATCAAGATCTGACTGGAATCACAACAGGCGACCCAATTGGTTCAGGGGGCGGAAGCACACCATCTCTTCGAGTAAGTCAGCAACAAGGAACAGACGAGATCATCAACGCGAAACAGCTCAACGTCAACGACATCGACGCTGATGGAAATCAAACAATCGGTGGAACTCTTGGCGTGACTGGTGCGACAACTCTCACAACAACATCAGTGGGTGAGTTCACAACAACAGACAGAGTGAATGTCACGATCAATGACATCAGTGCAAACCCTGGCGGTTCTGAGACTATTCAAGCATCTGATCACTTCAACTTCATCTCATATTCTGGCGCGAATGGAACGTACACGATCACACTTCCAGAGCCAGAATCTGGCATGATCATGAGATTCAAAACAGACGACACGATTGGAGCAAACAAAACGATCACACTGCAACCAAACAACTCTCAACGTATTGATGCGGAAAGTTCGTATGTCATGGACAGATCATTTGATGGTATCACGTTACTCGCTCACAACGACAACTGGTTCATCATTCAGAAAAAAGAGAAATAAAAAAACTTACATAGATAGCTATCTTTGAAACAACACTTGATCAAGAAGATTCTTTCTGTGTGAACATTACAAAACAAAAAAGAAAGAAAAATGGCGGACGTCAATTTAGTAGTTCAATCGACACTCAACATCACATGTCTAAAGAATGACACGTTCAGTCTCGACATGGACTGGACTGATTCTAACGATGACGCAATCGATTTGACGCTGTACACATTCAAAGCTCAAGTCAAAAAAAGCAAAGCGTCAGACGTTGCAGTTCTGACATTCAATGACTCTGACTTCTCAAAAGATTCAAGCGGGAATTTGACGATGAGCAAGTCAGCGTCAGACATGGACATCGTTGCTGGTGTTTATCAATACGACCTACAAACGACGAGAACGTCAACAGGTGCGGTGTCAACATGGCTCGCAGGGCGATTCACGATTCAAGATGATGTGACAGAATAAGATGGCGGTAAGTGTAAACGTAAACTCAAGCAACGCAGTCTCACTCAGCACGACGACTGCAAACACGGTCACCGTCAACAGCAGTGGTGCAAGTAGTGACGCTCACTTTGAACACATTCAATCGAATGCGAGTGATCAGTGGGACATCACGCACAATCTCGGAAAAAAACCAGCAGTCTCAGTGCATGACTCGAACGGATATGAAGTGATCGCAATCGTGCATCACATGTCATTGAACAGAGTGATCATTGAGTTCAAAGTACCAACCTTTGGAAAAGCTTACTTCAACTAAATAAATAAATAAGAAAATGGCAATTAAATTTCTGAATGACATAGATCTCAGCGGGAATCTTGACATGAACGGGAATCAGTTAGTCGATGCAAGACTTTCAAATTCAAGTTCAAATCCGGGATCACCATCTGCTGGCCAGATCTATTACAACACGAATGACAACGAGATTCGTTTCTACAACGGATCAAACTGGGTCAATCTAAGCTCTGCAACTGGCGACATCACGGGCGTCACAGCAGGAAATGGTTTAACGGGCGGCGGATCAAGTGGCTCAGTGACATTGAATGTCGTTGGCGGAACTGGTATCACAGCGGTCGCTGATGCGATCAATCTTGACACAGCAACTGCGTCAGCTCTTGGGGGTGTCAAGATCGGATCTCGAATCACGATCTCTTCTGGTGTGATCAGTGCAGACGTTCAGTCTGATCAAAACTTCACAAGCGCACTGAAGACGAAGCTCGACGGAATCGAAGCGTCTGCAACAAACACGGCAGATCCAGCGATCACAACAAACGGATCGACGCCTTCATTGGCAAGTGGCATCACTGGTGCTGAAGTTCGTTCTTTGATCGGTGCGGGTACGTCTTCATTTGATGGAGCTTATTCTTCATTGACTGGGACACCAACGATCCCGTCAGCGGCGAATGATGCGACGATCACGATCTCAGCTGGCGACGGTCTTCAAACGGGCGGAAACTTCACGACAGATCAATCAACAAATGAGACGATCACGATCGACGTTGACAGCTCTGTTGTTCGTACATCTGGCGCTCAGTCAATCGCTGGCGACAAGACGTTCTCTGACGACATCGTGATCACTGGTGATCTGACCGTCAACGGCACGACGACGACGATCAACACAGCAACTTTGAATGTGAGTGACAACATCATCGTCTTGAACAACGATGTGACTGGAACACCAACTCAGAACTCTGGGATTGAAGTTGAGCGTGGAACTTCAACGAACGTCTTGTTCAGATTCAACGAATCAAATGATCGTTGGGAATTCACGAACGACGGATCTACTTACTACAACATTCCGATCTCTTCAGAATACTCGAACAACTCTGGCGACATCACAGGCGTGACAGCTGGAACTGGTTTGTCTGGGGGCGGTGCAAGTGGTTCAGTGACGTTGACGAACAGCGATCGCGGGTCATCACAAAACATCTTCAAGAATGTTGCGTCTGATTCTGGAACAGCAGTTGCAGATTCAAACAATGACACGCTCACGATCAGTGGCGGAACTGGTATCAGCACCGCAGTTGTAGGTGACACATTGACGATCACAAACAGCGCACCAGATCAGACGGTTTCATTGAGTGATGGCGACAACATCAACATCACTGGTTCATATCCAAACTTCACGATCAACGCAACTGACACGAACACTCAAAGAAGTGATGAAGAGATTCGTGATCTTGTTGCTGACGTAATGGTGAGCAATGCGTCTCACACGGGTATCTCTGCGACTGACGACGATGCTGGAAACGGTGTTGATCTTGTGAATGACTATGTGAGCTACAACTCAACTCACGCGAGTGTGACTTCAATCTCTGTTGGCGGAACAACTCACAAAGCTGAGTTCCCTGCAAATATCAATTTGTATGACAGCACTGGTCTTCAAGTCTTTGCTGAGATCACACAAGACCCAACATCTCGTGACATTGACATCAGCGGACTTCCGAGTGGAACGTACTATCTCGCAGTGAGCGGTGTCAGAGCTTAATCAGTAGAGCATGGCAATCAAGATTCTTGGAAACTTAGACGTTACCGGTGACATGGGCATCACAGCAAGTGATGTTCCGAGTCTTGATGCAAGTAAGATTTCGAGCGGTTCATTTGCGACCGCTCGAATTCCTAACTTGGACGCATCAAAGATCACAAGCGGAACTCTCTCAACGAGTCGCGTTCCAAATCTCGCGACTTCTAAGATCACGAGTGGCGTGTTTGACTCAGCTCGTCTCCCAACGGTTGCATGGACGCCAACGAAATTTCTGTTTCAAACAGCTCAGACGTACACGTCAAGCAACACGTCAATCAATCTCGTGTCTGGTGCAGATCAATCGGGCACAACAGCGATCACTCAATCGACAAACAGATTGAGCTTTGATGAAGGCGGAACATATCTCATCAGCTGGAACATCACTTGGGAAAACGAAGTCGCAAACAGAAACAACTTCGGTGCATCTGCGAAGATCAACGGAACGGTTGTGCAGGGCGGAACTGACATTCAGTATTTCAGATACAACACTTACGGACATAAGTCGACAACGTCGACCACTTTCTGTGTTGAAGTAGACGCGGGCGACAATCTTGAGTTCTTCACTTTCTTACAACACGGGACTGCGAATCACAAAGTGACTTCGACAAACGGTGATGGCGGTGCGATCACAATTCTGCGTCTCTCATAATTTTGAGAGCGTTGTTTCATAAATTAGTAAAAATAAAAACAGCAACAATGAAAAAGAAAAAGCTATCAAAAGCAGTCGTGACAAGATTGAGAGATCTGTTGACTGCGAAATCAGAACTCGAAAAGTCTTTGGCTTACGACTATCAAGTCAAGATTCAAGTTGAAGAGCGAATGAAAAATTCAGTTCAGACTCTTGAAGCGACACAGAAAGAACTTTCAGAACTTTCAAATGATCTGGAAAAAGAGTACGGCAAAGCGAGTGAGTTCAACATCGAGACGGGCGAGATCATGCCGAGCGGTGTTTTTGAATAACTAAAGAAAGAAAGACATGAGAAAAATCGACAAAATCATCATTCACTGCTCTGCTACAAAAGAAGGGCGTGACATCAGCACAGAGACGATCAGATCATGGCACGTCAAAGGACGTGGCTGGCGAGATATTGGCTATCACTTCGTGATTGAGCTTGACGGACAACTCAAAGTGGGACGCCCACTGCACAAGATCGGTGCGCACACTCTTGGCGAGAATGAACACTCAATCGGCATCTGCTATGTCGGTGGCGTTGATTCTGACAACAAGCCAAAAGACACAAGAACGAAAGATCAAAAAGCGACATTGATCAAAACAATCGAATCTTTGCTTGAAGAATATCCAGAAGCGACGATTCATGGTCATAACGAGTTCGCCAACAAAGCGTGTCCGTCGTTCAATGTTCAGAAAGAGTTTGCGAAATACAACAAAGTGAAAAAAGCGAAAGCACAAAAAGAAGAGTCAGATGATTGATTTGAATCAGATCAAGAAGAATCTCAAGACGATCGTTCACGTCGCTGACTCTGAATTTCTTGAGTTGATGATTGCAACATTGCACACGTTTCTTCTACCTCTTGCAGTCATCACTGAGATCGGATTCAAATGGCACATCGTTTTGTTCGCTCTCTTTGGCGGCTTGTTTCAGTTCTATTCAGTAGGCATGAGAGATCTTCGTTGCAGATACTACTCGACAATCATTGCGACTCTCGTCGCGATCTTAACTGCTGAAGAGTATTTGATCAGTGGCTTAATGTGGGAAGCACCCAGTCGATTCGGCTGGTTGATCATCGCATTCGCGGCAGTTGTTAATCAAATAAGAGTCACAAGACAATGGAAAGCACAGAGTTGATCATTGCAGTCATCACGATCTTGGGATCGGGAGCGGCGTTCAAATTTTACGAGAACTACATCAGAAACAAACGCGAGTCCGCACGGGAATTGCGTATTGAAAAAAGATCAGAAAACCCAGAGACAATGTTCAGAGAAGATCTGTTGAAGCGCATCAATGAAATGAGCGCAAGTTTAGAAGAAGCACAAACAACGATCTTGAATCTGACACAACGTGTCGCTGAGTTAGAAACTGAGAACAAGTTCTTGACTCGTGAGATAGATCTGATCAAACGTGGATAATAGAAAAGAGAGCGCAACATGTACGCTCTCTTAACTTAAAACCAATAAACCTTTGAAACAAGACTACTCTTGCATCATTCACAAATATATAAAAAAATCATGATTGAAAGAATTTTCAAAAATAGCAAGACGACAATCGTCGGTCTGATCATCTTCATGACAGGCATCACACTCGTTGGATTCGACAAAGCATCACTCACAGAGTTCGGTGGTTTCATGGGCGTTGCATTCGCTTTGTTCTTTTCAAAAGATCCGATCGTCAAATGAGTGAAGACAATTTTCAAGACTGGGTCAATGAGCTGACAGAAGCAGAACAGCCCCAGTGTTCGATCGAGAATCAAGATGAATGTGAAGCGTGTGGTTCGTAATTGGCTAAGAAAAGAAAGAAACGTCGAGATGATCGTCGCTCTGATCAGAATCGCTCTGATCATCATGATCTTCGCAACTCTCTCGTCATGTGGTGCGCAGTTTCACCTGAGACGTGCTATTGCAAAAGATCCGAGCATTGCAAGAGACACGATCGTGAAGATCGACACAGCGATCGTCACAGAAGAAAAGATTCTTTCTGACACATTGATCGTTCACGACACGATCGTTCGCGAGATCAAGCGTGAAGGCGTCGTCGTGAAGTTGCAGAAGATACACGACACGATCATGATCGAAGCGATCTGTGAAAGCGACACGATCGAGATCGTCAAAGAAGTTGAAGTTGTTCGTGTGATCAAAGAAGAAAAGACATCTATCTTTGAGAGTGCGAATCTTTTGATCAGATCACTGATAGCCCTGATCGTGAGTCTGATCGTCTTCATTCTATTGTACAAAGCATTCGCGAAGCATTAAAAGTCAGCACGTTCTCTGACGTGTTGTTGTTGTTGTTGGAGCGTGATCACGATGTGATCGCGCTCTTTCTTTTTATATACATGAAAAAAAAATCAAAGTTTTTTGTGTTAGTTCTTGTTTATAAAAAATAAAGGCGTACATTTACACCAGTAATAACAAAAACAACAACAAAAAACAACAACGACATGATTCAATTCAAATTCAACCCAGCTGAAGTTTTAAGAGTAGACGATCGTCTTTTTCTTCAAGACACAATTCTAAGATCAAAAATGGACGTCTATTTGAAGAACGATCTGTATGCTTTACTCGATGGCGTGTTCTACACAGGTGTCGACTTGCAAATTGATCTTTGTGACAAAATTGGTCCAGCAACGAAAAGAGAACTTCACAGCATTCTTGGACATATTCAAAGACTCGCAAAATAAAAACTAACAGAGAGCGACGCGAGTCGCTCTCACTTAAACAACAACAATGAAAGCATCTCAATCAATCGCAAATCAGATCAACGCACACATTGAAGATCTAAAAGCAAACAATCAATCATTTGATTTGGCTGAATTAATTTATGACTACACTGCACAAACAAGCACGAGCAATGTGCAAGACATAAAACTTCGCGAAGAACTTTTTGAAATCTTAGGATAAACAACAACAGAGAGCGACGCGAGTCGCTCTCACTTAAACAACAACAGCATGACATCAATCGAAATCTTCAAAGCAGAAACATTCCACAGAATCTGTGGTGACTTTAACAAGAACAAGACGAGCGTCGTCAA